GACGCCCCGCTTTACGCCCCATGCTCGGCCCCTCCGCACTCGCCAAAGCCCTCGGCATCTCGCGGCAGATGGTGTATCAGTACGAGCGCGACGGCAAGATCACCCGCGGGGCCGGCGGCTTCGACCTCGAGGCGGTGCGTGCCCAGCTCGCCCACAATCTCGGCGAGAAGCGGGGAGGCAGCCCCAAGCGGGGGAATCCGGCCACACCCGAACCGGCGGTATCACGTGATGCCAGCCAGGTCAGGCCCGGCATTGTCCTCGAGGCGGAACCGCAACCTCATGGCGGATGGCTGAGGCGCGAACACGCGATCGAGGACCTGGACGCGCCGGAAGGATCGAAGGCGGATCTCGAGAAGCAGCTCCTGGCCGAACGTGTTGAACAGAAACGGCGAGACAACGAGAAGGAAAGCGGCAAGCTGATCGATGCCGACGAAGCCGAAAAGGCCTGGGGCGATATGGTGACGACCTCGCGCAATAAGGCGCTCATGTTGCCGTCCGAGTTAGCCCCGAAGCTCGCCCTCGAGGCGGATCCGGTCGTGTGCGAAGAGATTCTGCGCGCCGGCATCTATTCCATGCTTTCGGAACTCGCCAATTATCAACCGCCCGCGAATGGATGAAGACAGCCGCATTGCGAGTCCGGCGCGCAGCCGGACTCTATTCCCCGCCGCCGCGGCTCTCTCTGTCGGAATGGGCGGACACCTATCGTCGAACCTCGAGAGAAGCTTCGGCCGTCGTTGGTAAGTGGGTCACCCGGCCGTACCAGAAAGAGCCGCTCGACGCCTTCACCGATTCGCGGGTGAAGTGCATCGTCGTGATGAGCGCGGTGCAAATGCTGAAGACCGAGGCGATTTTGAACGCCATCGGTTACGTGATCCATCTGGATCCCGGCCCCATGCTGGTATTGCAGTATCGGGACACCGACTGCGAGATCTTCAGCAAGCGGCGCCTGGCGCCGATGCTGCGGGACACGCCGATTCTGCGCGGCCTGATCTCGGACAGCAAGGGGCGTTCCGCCGGCAACACGATAACGGACAAGACGTTCCCGGGCGGGCACCTGCGGATCGCGGCCTCGGCCTCCCCGGGCAATGTGGCGGCGCTGCCGATCCGGTACCTGTTTTGCGATGAGGTGGACAAGTACCCCGCCTCGGCCGCGGCCGAAGGCGATCCGGTGTCGTTGGCGGAAGGCCGGCTCACCGAGTTCGAGTACAACTACAAAGAGATTCTGACGTGCTCGCCGACGGTGGCGGGAAAAAGCAGGATCGAGAAAGCCTTCCTCGAGAGTGACCGGCGAGAGTTCTTCGTGCCCTGCCCGAAGTGCGGGCACCGCCAGTTCCTGAAGTGGTCGCAGGTGAAGTTCGACACCTCGCTTCCCTCGCTGAAGAAACAGTCGGATTCCGCGGTCTATGTCTGCGAGGCCTGCAACGCGGAATGGAACGACGTCGAGCGGTGGAAGGCGGTAGACCAGGGAGCCTATCAAGCCACGGCCCCGTTTACCGGCATAGCGGGCTTTCGTATCTCGTCGCTGTGCTCGCAGAAAAAGACGTTGGGCAAGATCGTTGGAAAATTCTTGCGGGCCCAAGGCGACATCGAGAGGCTGAAGACGTTCTTCAACACGGAACTCGCCGAGACCTGGGTAGAGCAGGGAGAAGCTCCGGAGTGGGAACGGCTGCTCGAGCGCCGGGAGAAATATACCGCCGGCATAGTTCCTCGAGGCGGACTGTTTTTAGTGTGCGGCGTGGACGTGCACCCGGACCGGATCGAAGCGGAGATTGTGGCCTTTGGCCGCGGGTACGAATCCTGGTCGATCGATTACCAGATTCTGGAAGGCCAGACGACCGCCGAAAATCTTCGAGTAAAGCTTGAAGGTTTGCTCGCGGAGGTTTTCCCTTCCGAGACCGGCGCCGACATGCCAATCATTCGCATGTTCGTCGATTCCGGGAACCAGACGAGCACTGTCTATCAGGCTGTGCGATCGCTGCCGGCGTCCCGGTGCGTGGCCGTGAAGGGCGTTCAGCGATCGACGATACCGGTGGGCCAGCCGGCTCCCCAGGACGTAACGATCGGCGGGCGCAAGATCAAAGGCGGTCTGAAGATCCGGACCGTGTGGGTGGATTTCTTCAAGGGCCAGCTTTACGCGGACCTCAAGAAACGCGCCCCGACCCCAGAGGAGCAGCAGCAGGGATGGAGCTATCCGCCGGGCTTCTGTCACTTCCCCGAAGGCAAGAATTACGGCGACGAGCACTTCAAGCAGTTGTGCGCCGAGCAGCTCGTCACCCGGACCGATCGCAAAGGACGCAGCAAGCGGGAGTGGGAACAGACCCGGCCGCGGAATGAGGCGCTGGACTGCCGCGTGTATGCCCGGGCTGCTGCCTGGGATGTGGGAATGGACCGCTTCCAGGAACGGCACTGGCGCACGCTCGAGTCGAACTTGAAACTGGATCCGCCCGCGCCTCAGCCTCCCGCGCCGGCGCCGCTCGCCAGTTCGAACGAGGCGGTACCGCAGCCGCCGCAGCCGGCGCAACCGCAGCAGCGACCCACGGCCTCGATTCTGGGACCGCGGCGCATGAACATCAGGCTTCGTTAGACGGTATCCGGGGAAGCCGGAAGATTCGCCATCCCCCGCATCGCCACACCGGGATACGCGATCCGTGGCGCTCGCTGAAGAGGCGCTCCGATAGCGGAGTGTGGAACGCCCAGCCGGGACCGTCCGCGAATGATCGGCACCAGCAGACCTGGCGCGAGAAGTAGATCTGCCACTCGCAGCGGAAGAACTTGCTCATGGCTTATACGACAGCACAACTCGACGCAATCGTTACCAAGCTGGAGGCCTCTCTCGGCACGGGCTATGCGGAGATCTCCGGACCAGACGGAAAGCACCTGGTGTACCGGTCGGTAGCAGACATCCGCACAGCGATCGCCTATTTCCGCGCGCTCTATAACGATGCGTCGGATGCGCCTTCACCGGCCCCCAAGGTGAGGACGTTCTTTCTCTTCGGCACCAAAGGAATCGGGTTCTGATGTCGTATCTCCGCAATCTGGCGAACGCTTTCCTGGGAAAGCCACTAGCCACTACACCGACGTCGGGCTACAACGCGGCCACCATGGGCCGCCGCACGCTCTCGATCGGCACCTCGACCCGCGGCATCAACTCCCTGGCATTGGCGGATGGAACGAAGCTGCTGGCGAGCGCCCGCAAGACCGCCATGGAGAATCCGCTCGCGGTGAACGGAATCACCTCGTTTATTGCCGAAGTGATCGGCACCGGCATCCGGCCGCACTCGCAGCATTCGGACCCGGTCATTCGTCGAAAGCTGGAAAAGGAATTCTCGCTGTGGGTACCGCAGTCCTCGGCCACACGGCGTATCGGACCTGGCGGAAAGCCGGACAGCTTGCAGGACTTCTTTCTGCAACAGGCGCTGATCTGCCGCAACGTGGTGGAGGCCGGTGAGGCCTTCGCGCGCTTGCGCCCGCGTCTCGCCGCGGATCTCTCGCCCTCCGGACTCCGCGTTCCGCTGCAACTCGACCTGATCGAGCCGGAACAACTCGCCTCCTGGCGGATGTCGGCCGACATGGCGTCACCGAACAACATCGTCCGCGGGTCGATCGAGTTCGATGGCATTCATCAGCGGGTGGCGTATCACTTCTACCGCGAGCATCCCGGCGACTCGGCCATCTGGCCCAACAGTTTTGAAGTAGTCCGCGTGCCGGCGGAAAACGTGCTGCACCTGATCGAATTCACGCGGGGCAGCCAGATCCGAGGCATTACGTCGCTGGCCTCGATCCTGATCCAACTGTCGGACCTCGACGATTTCTCGGACGGAACGCGCCTGGCGCAGAAGCTGGGCTCGTATCTCTTCGCGTGGAAGAAGACCGTTACCCCGGACGACCCGCAATTGAACAATGTGGGCACCACGGTGGGCACGGACGTCGCGCCCGAAGGCGTGGCGTATGTGGAATCGCAGCCGGGCACTGTCACCGTGCTCGACACCAACGCCGGCGAGGAAATGGGCTTCTACTCGCACCCCGGCGTAGCCAACACCTACGAGACTTTCATGCGCATTGAGCGGCAGCCGATCGCGGCCGTGCTCCGCAACACCTACGAGATGCTCACCGGCGACATGAACCAGGTGAACTACTCTTCGGCGCGCGTGCGGCTCTTATCTCTTCGCAGGATCTGGGAACAGTTCCAGATGTCGGTGATGGTGCATCAGTTCTGCCGGCCGGTGTGGCGCGCGTGGCTCGATGCCGCGGCCCTGGTGGGCGTCATCGACGCGACCGATTATGCGCGTCGTCCCGAAGAGTACCTGAACGTGGAATGGTCCGGGCAGCCGTGGGATTGGGTGGATCCGGTCAAAGACGTGGAAAGCGTCCGCATGCAGATCGAATCCTGCCTCACCAGCCGGGAAGCCGAAGTCGCGGCCCGTGGCAAGGACGTGGAGGAAGTGGATACGGCGATCGCGCGCGATCACTCCCGCGAACAAAAGCTCGGCATCGTTCCGGTGTATGGAACTTCGCGAGTCACCGAGACGGTACCGCCAGGCGGACAGGAAGCGCCGATCGACAGCACGGCGAAAAAGCCCGTGCCCATCAGCGGAGGAAAGAAGTAAGTCATGAATCAGCGGCTCGAAGAAGTGATGCAGCGCATCGGCTCGCGGCCGGCGTTGATCCACATGCAATTCGCCGGAGATGCCTATCCCGACGACCGGCCCTACGAGATCCGCGACGGCATCGCCTGCATCGACATCGTGGGACCGCTCTCGAACGCGGCCTGGTCGTGGCGCGGAACCACCTACGGCGAGATCCAGATGCAGGTCAAGACCGCGCAGATGGACCCGGCCGTCAAAGGCATTCTCCTCTATGTGAATTCGCCGGGCGGAGAAACGGACAATGCGTTTGAGACCGCGCAAGTAATCGCGGCTGCCGCCGAAGAGAAGCCCTGCTATGCGGTCGCGAGCACGATGGCATACAGCGCGGGCTATCTGCTCGCCTCCCAGGCCAATCGCATTTACTGCTCGCCCATCTCGGGCGGAGTAGGTTCCGTCGGGGTCTACTGCGCGCACATGGACATGTCCGAAGCCCTGAAGCAGGCTGGCGTGAAAGTGACGCTGGTCTCGGCGGGCAAGGGCAAGACCGACGGCAACCCGTACGAGCCTCTCTCCGCTTCGGCCGAAGCGCAGATGCAGGAAGAAATCGACCGGCTCTACGGGCAGTTCGTCGCTGCTGTGGCGACGGGACGCGGTATGCGCGAAAGCGAAGTCGTCAAGCTGGGCGCGCGCATGTATGACGGCAAGGAGAAAGCCATCGCCTCCGGCCTGGCCAATTTGCCCGGCGACATCAGCGTAGCCTTTGCCGACCTCGTAGCCCAGACACAAAAGCAGGCAATCAATTTTTCAAGCTCTGTGGCATCCGCCACGGGAAAAGGAGCAGTAGCAACAATGCCCGAAGACACAAAACCGGGCCAGGCGGAGGCCAAAGTTCCCACATCCGCCGAAATCGAAGCGATGGTCAGCCAGGCCGCCCAAACGGGGCGCGCCGAAGCGGCTCTCATCGCCAACATGTGCGCCATCGCAGGGCACCCCGAACTGATCGGGGGGTTCCTCGGCGCGAACAAAACGTCCGCCCAGGTCTCGACTGAACTGCTGGCCGCCAAAGTGGCCGCCGATCAGAAGAGCGCCATCGACCCCAGCGTGATGCCGGGCCTCGATGCTTCGGTGGACACCACCAAAACCTACGGCCAGGCTAAGCCGTGGAGCGAAATCATGGCCAAATTCTCTGGCCGCAAAGGAGCCAAATAAAAAGCCATGTCTCTGCTCAACGAAAATCCCCGCATCAGCGATGTGCTGTTGTTTGAAGAGGGCGAGGAAGTCAACTTCGTCCGTGACGCCGTGACGGTCGTCTCCGGAACCGCGGCCTGTGTGGCCGGCCAGGTGCTCGGACTGATCACCGCGAGCGGCAAGTACACCCAGGTGACGCCCGGTGCGAGCGATGGCTCGCAGACCGCCGCGGCCGTGGCGCTGGCGGCAGTGGACGCTTCCGCGGCCGACAAGACCGTAATCGCGGTAGTCCGCGGACCCGCCATCTTCAAGGATGCCGGTCTCGCGTGGACCTCTGGAATGACCTCCGGCCAGAAGACCACGGCCAAGGCCCAACTGGCTGCCGCAGGCATGCCGGTGCGCTCGGCGTACGGAGTCTAAGGCGCGAGCCTCGAAAGGAAATCATCACCACCATGTCGACCAACATTCTCAACGTTTTCTCACAGGACGCTTTCGGCGTCGTCGCTCTGACCAACGCGGTCAACGACATCACCCCGACTTACGGCAAGTTGGGCGCGCTCGGCCTCTTCACCGACGA